AGCAACTTCAGATAGTCTTAAGAAAAAATACTCTCAACTAGAAACAAATGGCTTAAAAGATAGAGAAGAAAAAATTCAATCTAATCTTAAAGCTACTTATGCAACATTAGCAGCCGCAAGAGAAGCCGGAGATTTAGAATCTGAAGTTAATGCTCAAAAAGAAATTGCTAGACTTGGTTATGAAGAAGCAAGATTGGAAGAGCAAAAAGATAATACTTCTAAAGCTGAACTTATGGAAAGACCTGTAAATATTACACCATCTAGAAAAACCGAACAAGCTAGAAGACCGGATCCAAAAGCACAGGAGTGGGCTGAAAAAAACAGTTGGTTTGGTAAAGATAGTGCAATGACTTACACTGCTTTTGATATACACAAAAAACTAGTGGATGAAGAAGATTTTAACCCTGAAAGTGATGATTATTACGCAGAGGTTGATAAAAGAATAAGACTTGAATTCCCTCACAAATTTGGTAGAAGTGAGGATAGGGAAACGACTACACCTGTACGAACGGTAGCTTCGGCTAGACGTTCTGTCAAACCTGGTCGCAAAACTGTGTCTCTCACACCTTCACAGGTCGCAATAGCGAAAAAATTAGGTGTGCCACTGGAAGAATATGCGAAACAGTTAAAAATCACGAAGGAGGTATAGCATATGAAAAATGAAGAAAACAAAAAGACCACCCGTGCAAGCCAGTCTAGATCTAAAGAACAAAGAACTACGACATGGGCTCCCCCGTCATCTTTAGATGCACCACCTGCGCCAAAAGGTTTTAAGCATAGATGGTTACGGACAGAAGTTTTAGGGTTTGACGACACTAAAAACATGTCTGGTAAATTAAGATCGGGATATGAATTAGTTAGATCTGATGAATATCCAGATACTGTTTACCCAACTATGCAAGAAGGAAAATACGCAGGAGTTATCGGAGTAGGCGGCCTTGTGTTGGCAAGGATACCGGAAGAGATCGCACAATCTCGAACTGAGTACTTTAAAAAGCAAACTCAGGAGAGAAACGAAGCAATTGAACACGATCTTATGAGGGAACAACATCCAAGTATGCCGATCAATAGTGATCGACAAACTCGTGTAACTTTTGGTGGTTCGAAGAAACGTTAATTTTTTAACAATTCCTACCCGCTAAATTAAAATAAACCGTGCTGGAGGTCCTTCGGGACAGGCACATAAAGGAGAAACAACTATGGCTAATAGCTCAACTACAGGCTTTGGTTTAAGAATGATCGAAAGATTAGGTAATACACCTTCAATCGGCGGTCAATCTGAATACTTAGTCGAGTCAGGTTTAGGAGTAGGTCTTTATAAAGGTAACCCTGTTTCACTGCAAGATGCAGGTGGATCAGAAGGCTTTTTACAAGATGCTAGTTTCGCAACTACAGACGACACAGGTAATGGTGGCGCTGCTTACGATAATGGGGCTGACTCATTATTAGTAGGTGCTTTCAACGGAATTTTTTACGTTGATAGCTCAACAGCAAAACCAAGATTTGTAAATTCTGTAGACGCAGGAACAATCTTTGGAACTGACTATAATACTGGAAGCAGCAATGGTACTGCATTCGTGAATGACGATCCAATTCAAGAATACATGATCAAAACGGACGCTGCATGTCCAACAAGTAACAACGGAAAAAGCTTCAACGTAACATCGTTTACAGCTACTGACAACAAAGACGGTCAATCGACTGTACTTTTAAATGTTGCCGGTGGTGCAGCTACAACTAAAATGTGGAAAGTTGTCAGAGTCGGTCAAGACCCTGAAAACAAAGACATTTCAGCAGCTGGTGTAAACATGGTTGTTGTAGTTAATTCTGCAAGTAACTTGTACATTAACTAAGCTTAGGAATAGGAGATAAAATACTATGGCTATATCACGATCACAACTAGTTAAAGAACTAGAGCCAGGTCTGAATGCACTATTCGGCTTGGAATACAAAAACTACGAGAACGAACATGCTGAGATTTTCGATACTGAATCATCTGACAGAGCTTTTGAAGAAGAAGTAATGTTATCTGGTTTCGGTAATGCGCAAGTTAAAGCTGAAGGTCAAGGTGTATCATTTGATGATGCTCAAGAGACTTTCACTTCTCGTTACACACATGAAACAATCGCTTTAGCGTTTTCAATTACTGAAGAAGCAATTGAAGATAACTTGTATGATAGACTTGCGTCTAGATATACAAAAGCATTAGCTAGATCTATGGCTAATACTAAACAAGTTAAAGCGGCTAACGTCCTAAACAATGGTTTCGATGGAAACTTTGCGGGTGGTGACGGAGTATCACTTTTCGGTAACAACAATGTGGGAGCGATCGTAAATCACCCTACATTAGCCGGAACGTTCTCTAACCAATTGCAAACTCCTGCTGACCTTAACGAAACATCATTAGAGCAATCTCTAATCGATATTTCTGCTTTCACTGATGAAAGAGGTCTAAAAATCGCTGCTAGAGGAATGAAAATGATCATTCACCCTAACCAGCAGTTTACAGCAGAGAGACTAATGGAATCAAAAGGTAGAACGGGAACAGCAGATAACGATATCAATGCAATCGTATCTAGAGGAATGGTACCTCAAGGTTATGTAATTAACCATTACTTAACTGATACAGATGCTTTCTATATCAAAACTGACGTACCTAATGGTATGAAAATGTTCAATAGATCACCTATTTCCACTAAAATGGAAGGTGATTTCGATACTGGAAACGTTAGATACAAAGCAAGAGAAAGATACTCTTTTGGATTCTCAGATCCAAGAGGTATGTATGCTTCTGCAGGTAACTAATAGTTAAATTTTTGAGGGGCGTTAATCGCCCCTCATCGAACAGAAAATTCAAATGGGAATATACAAAGCTTTAAAAAAGAGAAGTGAAGATCCTAATTGGAGACCAAGAAATAAAGAAAGAATGTTACAAAGAATAGAAGAAGGTATTAAAAGAAATCAAAGTTTATTGGAAAATAATCCTAAACCTGCTAAGGTAGATTTGATAAACGAAAAAATAAGTTTTTTAACAGCTAAAAAAGAAGAAATATCAAACTACGAATAAATGAAAAAATTTAAAGTAAATATCTGGGCGTATAATCATCACGCTAAATTTACAGTAGAATCACAAGATTCCCCGACTGACCTTGAACAATCAATCCTTGACAAACTAGGAGAAAATAGTATAGTTTGGGAAAATCTTGGCGTTAGTTATGACGACAAGATAAATAGAATAACTTATGAGGAAGTTATAAATGATACAAGACCTATACAAAGCAAAAAGGTCCTTGGAGTTGAAGTGGGAACAGGAGCATCTGGACAATAACAGATACACTCTTGAGATGGTTAGAATTGACGACAAAGTCAAAGAAATCATCACAAAGATTAAGCTAGAAGAAGCTCAAATCGCCCATAGACAGAACACAATTGAAGGTTCTACTCCTGAAGTTTCAGTAGCTACTTAAACAAAAGCTACATCGTTGGAAAAAATCCACTCCACACTACAGGATCTCTTGCACTCTACTTAAAACTGTTGTATAAAAATCACACTATATATTTTTTAAAAAAATACAGACGCATATAGTCGACGGCCTAAAGACTGTATTTATTAATTAGGAGGATAACATTATGGCAAGAACTACATTTTCAGGACCAATCGTAGCTGGTAAAGAAGAAACAACTACATCAAAAGGTTCTGACGGAGAAATTAAATTACTTAATAAAACTAATGGAAAATTAGTTTCTTTAAAAGCATCAACAGCAGCAGCTGCTGACGTAACTTTTACATTACCTGCTTTAGACGGTACTTCAGGTCAAGCTTTAGTTACTAACGGAGCAGGAGTTTTAAGTTTCGGAGATGTCGATCCTGATGATCCAGTTGTAACTTTAACATCTGCAGCAGCGATTGATGTTGATTATTCAACAGGAAGTCAGTTTGCAGTTACATTAGATACAAACGCAACTTTTTCATTTTCAAATTTTCCAACAGGTGGAAACTTAGTTATTACAATAACTCAAGACGGAACAGGTGGACGTACAGGTGCTTTCACAAGTTGTCTTTTCCCTGGTGGATTCCCATCACTATCATTAGCAGCAGGTGACATTGATGTCGTAACTGTTTATAATGATGGAACTAATTTGTTAGCAAACATTGGTAAAGATTATCAGTAATCTTAAACAATAATTAACTAATAAATTAAGGAGAGTAAAATTATGATAGAGAAAAGAATACAATTTGGAATAAGAAACGTAGGACAAAACCTTTGGTTACCAAGTAGTGAAGAAGTTTTTGGAGCTGAGTTTGATCCTCTAGAAGCTTGGTTTAGAGCAGACGTTGTCTCTTCCTTAATAACAGCTGGAAGCAGTGTTACTACTTGGAATAATTTAGTTGATAATACTAAATTTGCTATGCAATCAGATGGTGGAGCTGATACTCCAACTACTGGTGGTAATATAAATGGTGTGCCTGCTCTACAATTTACTAATCCTCAAAGATTAGCATCAAATCAAGATAATATTGCAAAACCAAGTAATGGTAATCTTACTGTTGTTACTTGTGTTGATATAGGAGCAGTAAATCAAACAGCTGATTCTATATTCAGTGTTATAGATGCTGATGGAAACGATTTTAAAATAGAAGCTGACAGCACTACTGAGTATCTTGGAAAATATGCTCAAAGTGGTCTTGGAGGTGGTTTTGGTTTTTCAGGGGGTCCTTATTCAGGACCGCATATAGTTGTAATTGATCTTGATTTTGCAGGTTCAAACGTAAGAGCTAGAATAGATGGAAATGGCGTTGGTGTAAGCGGAGGCTATAATGTTTCTAAATTAGGAAGAAGAATATCAGCGAAACTGATGGCTCAACCTGCCGGTAATAGACAATTAGGTGGTCAAATGGCTGAGTTTATTATGGCCTGTTTTGAAGATAATGGTTTCACAGATTCTGAAGCGTACATTGAAAAATGTGAAGGTTATTTAGCATGGAAATATGGTTTACAGGGACAACTTCCTGTATCACATCCATACAAAACACAACCACCAAGAGAAGATAATAGCAAAGCTGGAGCAGCAAATGTTGCACCAACTGCACAAAATCAAGCTCCATTTTCTGTCATGGCTCCTGGAGACCCAGACCCATATAGATTTTCTGAATTTAGTAGTAGTGCTGAAGCTGCATTTGGTTACAGCGATCCTGAAGGAAGTCCAATGACTAATATTACTGTTAAATCTCTGCCAGCTGATGGAACATTAAAGTTATCAGGTGTTAATGTAACTGTAGATCAAGAAATATCTACAGCAGATATTGAAGCTTTGAATTTTACATATGACCGTAATTCAGCTGCACAATATCAGGCTTTCTGGAATTTTTCAGTGAGTGATGGAACAGCTGATAGCGGTATTTATACTTTCACTTTGAACGTACAACCAGCTGGAGGCGGTGGTTAAAATTAATTAAAGGAGAAAAAATATGTCAGGAAGCGCAACATCAGATCAAACAACCTTAACCTTCGATACAGTCGGAGCAGATACTTTAGGTAAAACAGGTAGA